GTATAAAAAGTTAATATCGTACGCAGATTAAAAAGCCTTAATTCCGCAGGAAAGTCGTACAGAATAAACGTATTAATATAGTTATCTAAGTCAGCATCAGACAACTGTGAATCTGTAGGGCTTCGGGTGAGTCTACGTATTTTGGTACGTATTGCATCTAAATCTGAAAGCGCCATCGCAACTCCTATGGATAAGGTAAAACATTTTGCACTGCTTGGGTTAATAAACTATTTACTTCTGCTATGGCCAATACTTGTGCCGGCGTACCATTGTTGCCAGGTTGATACGTCGGCACAACAAATGGATCAAAATTGGTTGTGTCTATAGCGATAGAAAACTGCGTTGGATTAATAACCGTTATTGCCCCTTGAAAACCATCCAAACCGATCATGCCAAATCCTTCAGGAATCCGTATGCGCACAATGAGTCCTGTTTGGTATTGATTAACACCAGGATCAACGCCATTAAACGTTGTGGTAATAAGCGTAGGGTTACCACGGGTAATGGATAAAATGTTGCGCATAGATGGCTGAAACATCGGAAATGGTACTGCGTAATAGTTCGGCGTGGTTATGGGCATCGTTAATCCTAGATACCAGTTACGTGCACAATATCTGCCGGTTGGAAATCACTACTATCTTCCATGAAATCAAGCGGCGTAAATCCGTAACGATGCACTTTACGCGACATCTGTTTTTCGTGATAAATCATGCGACCTTCAGGATTGAATCCTTGGCGTATATTGTTCTGGCCATATTCGCCTGGAAGACGTTGATATTCATGATAATAACAGCCATTAGCCAAATGCATTGCTACCATACGTGGCAATGTATAGCGTTGACCATCAAGAAGCTCATAGAATTCATATGCATCTTGTTTATATTTTTTCCAGCCAAACTGTACCATTCCAAGGCCACCATTGGTTGCTGGATTCTCTTTATTTACAAAGACTCCAGTAACCATCTCATGATCTTTGTCGTACATCTCGCGGACCTTTCTTGCACCTTCCTCTTTGGATATTTTAGGTCCTTTAGGTGCAGATCCACTGTTCATTAACGGATTTAAAACTTGTGGTTTTTTCATTGTTCTCCTTTAAAAAGGAGGGCCCTTGTGCAGAGCCCATTCCTTTAATTGTTATCTACACTAAACGATTTACCAGCAACCCAGTAAATTACATCGCCTTCGCTTCCAGCAGGTGAAGTTACACCAGCTTGAAGAAGAATTCCGATATAAGCTGTGTTAACGGTAGCATCAGCGAGAATGTTCTGACCATATTGCAATGCGACAGCAGTATTTTCACCAATTGGTACTACTTGTGCAGGTGTAGTACGTGGATCAGCAGTTACTGGATATGCAAATGCAGTAAAGCCACTCACATCAACGGCAACACGAATTGTATTGGTTGCACCATCAGAATCAGTATCACCGATAGCAATGATAGTCGCTTCAACACCATTCAGTTCTGTCATACCAAATGCGGCAGCAGTTACTGTAGGAATAATAAAGCGAATCTCTTGGCCAACAGTGTAATTTTGCGTTACCGATAGCGTTACTAAAGCTTGATCAGCAGACATTGCAGGATTTCCCGCAGCAGCTGTACCAGTTGTTGCAACAGCGATCTTGGTAATAATACGTATTGGCGGATAGAAATATGGATCAAAAGGTATAACACGGTAGGTTCCAGGACCTGCAGCATTTACAATAGAATCCATATAGATTAAATCGAAGCTCGTGTTATTTACCACGTTAGCAACGGTAAAATCAAGACCAGCTATTTGCCTTGCACCAGTCGTGTTAAAGATACGCACCACACCAGCAGGTTGATTAGCACCCGCAACGGCAGTTACCGGTAAACCGTTGGTATTACCAGTTGCTACTAGTGGTGAACCAAATGCACCACCGGCACCGGTTATACTTGTAATAGCAGTTGAAGGACCAGGTATATTTACCGAACTATCGATAAGATAGAATCCAGTTGTAGCAGCTAATTGTGATGGTACTAATGCACCAATAGTTGCTTCTTTAACATACTTAGTACCTTGACCTTGAGCCATACCACGTTGCCAATAGAATTCAGCACCATCACCGCCACCGGCAGCATATTGAACTGTAGTATTATATACCCACATCCAATCTAAATCAGATCTAATTTGGAGAATTTGCGCCTTACCAGTAGAGGTAAAACGACCTTGATTTGTTCCAGTAAAAACAACAGACATTGTATTCTCCTTATAATAGCGTACAACGCATGTTAGTTATCCAAAGGTCATTGAGTATTCGTGGAACTTCCGCAAACACGTAACCAATGGTAACGTTTTGAAACAATGGATCTGAGAACACTGGTGGTCGGTACAAGAAACGAGCTGAGTAATTATCTTGTTCAACACAAGCTAGTGATTCCATTCCCTGAACAAACACGTTGAATACTTCATTTCCCAATGCAGATGCATTTGGAGAAATTGAACCAACTGAAGAAAGCATAAAACGAACGTTATTAACGCTTCCCCACTCAGAACGCAACACGCGGTTATCGTTCGGATAGTTCCATTTAGAGATAAAGCCAGCAATACCATTCAAATCTTTAGAAAGTCTTGTATGGCCGAGAGCTAGATAAGCATCCCTCACAGGACCAGTTCCAAATTTATCCTCACCGCCTTGGCTATCGAAAATCATCCAAGCATCGTTAGTTAACAATCCTGAAGTAACTTCATCGATATCAGAAAGCGACAAGTTTGTAGGCAAGTCACCATTACCACCACCAGTACAGTTATACACAGTAGCAGTAGACGCAAGCATATCACGGGTTATTTGGTCTTCGGTCATTCTGAGAGACAATCCAAGTAATTCAGCAGTCTCATTAAGGACTGGATCTTGGTTTTGAAGAGTTACTTGCTGGTTAATGGCTACATATAGGCCATAGAAGGACATGGTCGCATCTATGTCAATACGGTTTAAAGGCGTGGCTGGAGGGGTTGCACCTGACGGACCGAGAGGTACGGGTGCTGTAGGTAGTCTATCGTATCTCGCCATACGCAAGGTACGACCACCTTTAGCTGGTAAACGCTTAGGCGTTGCACCAAGTTTCATAATCAGGTTGGGTGTTCTTACGGATAAGAGCACGTCATCCATGGTTTGCTGAACCGTTCTATTACTTTCAGGGTGGATTTACCCTTACTGACCACTTACGTGGCGGGGCAGGCGCTTCGGCCCACCCTCTCATAGTTTCCTATGAGGCTAGACTATCGCATGCACTCTCGTGCCCAAGAGACTTAGTCGTTGCGCCTACTTTATTACCATTGAACTCACGCATTTTTATATACATGTTTTCTCGGTAATCTAGCTCTTCTTGAGACAAACCTAAATAACCTCTTAGCGGCGCTGCTTGCAAATGCCTGCAAAAATCTAATAAATGCAAAGCTCTATCCTTTTTAACCCTTAAATAAGGAAGGATATTTTCTAGAAATAACGCCACTCGATTCTTATCTCTCATATACCAATGATAAATTGGTTTTGAGTTTGGTCTGCTCTTACGAGCGCCATCGATGTGCATATAGCCGAATCCCATTTCATTTTGAATAAGCTGAATTGCTTCTGGTTCAATCATTGCTATTTTAACACCAGGCAAATAAGTTATTGCCCATTGCGAAACGTTTTTAGGAAATCTAAGCGATCTTTCGCTCGTCCTATTTTTGGTTTTTCTTTTGTGTTTAAATATCATAAAGCATCCATCAGCATCCATAATTCCTGCTATATACGCCCAATGCGTTTGGCTCTGGTTATCTTGCATAAACACCTTTCGTTTGTTGTACTGCACTCAGTATAGCAAACAATTGTGTAAATGTTTAGACTTTCCATGTAATCACTCTCGGTTTAATGCGCCCATTTATTCAGGCGCAGGCAGCGTGGTAGGCGTCGTTATCATACGTCGCACTCCAATATAAATGAGGTAATTCTTTGACTTATGAGTTGACGAGACTCGCGTACGTCATGGACTGGCGAGATCCCATACGCCTAAAGTTTGTCGATGACGAGTCGAAATACGTCGATGGTGAACGACGCCAATTACGTTCGCCGCCATTATAAATCAGTCACATATGGAAATGCAAGAGAGATTGTAGTAAAGTGTAAGCAGTTGTTTTTAAAGAAGGTTTACACTTTCTACTTTAAATCCAACTGTGTTCAGCAGGTAGCGGCGCCAATGACGTTTATTTTTCGTTATGTGTTATATATATACAGTTTGCCGCTACCTGTTAACTACGAGGATCAATTATGAAGCGAGATATACTCTATCCCGGTCTCATTATACTAACCGCAGTTATTCTTCATTTTGTGGGCATTATATTCATCATCAAGTACATAGGGCCTATGCTTGTAGGACTTATTGTTTCCTTGGCTAATAAATTAATCAATTTGAAATAATAAAAATAATACAAATTATTCTTTACAAACAAAATAAAATATTATAAGATATTTATCTCTTCTGATCAGAGGGTATCTTTTATTTTATTAACATTTTTTTAGAGAGCTAAATCTATGAAGAGACTACTATTGTCTTTAATCATGGGGATGAGTTTGAATGCAGCAAGCAGTATTGTCGAATTTACTGAAGTCCAATCGCCATATAATGATCGCCTCTTTCATGATGGGTCATCATTTATGATACAGCGTATGGGTAAGACGCACGAGATTCCCTCATATAATGTTAACAGAGATATTCGCAGTTATGACATGGCTGCCCTGGTAAAGTTGCAGGAGCATGGATATTTCGACATACAGAGCTCAGTTGAAGGCAACGAGCATAGAATAGACTTTAAACCAAGGCTTAAAGCTGGTGGGCCAATAGGTGCTTCTATTGGTGTTGCTATTGGCAGTGCTCTTACTGGACTTGGTGCATGGCTTACTTGCAAGGCAATCAAGGGCGGTGTAACTGCTGCTACTGGTAGCAAGGAAGCAGGAGATGCTGCGGTTGTTGCTGTAAGCTCAGTTGCTGGTTCTACCGGCGCTGCAAAGGGTATTGGCCTGAAGATTATTGTGGCAAGCGGCCTTTTCTTCTCCATAGCCATTCCATTTTAGGAAACTATAATGAGAATCTCTGACTTTTTTGATATATACTCGCTGCAATTTATAATGATCATGCTCGCATTATGGGGAATATTTTATATGGGATTTATTCTTGTAAAAGATGTAGAGTCAGCAGCGACGCTGGTCAACTATTTTCCTCAATTTTGCTTAGAGATATTAGTGATAAATGTAGTAAGAATATGTATCCTAAAAGGCAGAGATACAAAATAATGTTCTAGGTGTATAT